TGCTGCGCATCTTTGGACCACCCGGAACTGGCAAAACAACAACCCTCCTAAACATGGTCGATCGGGCCCTCGAAACCGGCGTAAGTCCTAACCAGATCGCGTTCCTTGCGTTTACCCGCAAAGCGGCCAACGAGGCCAAGGAGCGCGCGGCCGAGCGGTTTGGACTAGACCCCAAAAAAGATCTCGTGTTCTTCCGGACGATCCACAGCCTTGCTTTGTCTATGTCAGACATCCGGCGGGAGCAGGTCATGCAACCGGAGCACTACAAAGAGATCAGCCACTATACGGGGATCCAGATCGGCGACTCGAAGTCGGCTGATTTCGAAGAAGACATCCCAAGCCTCGTCACGAGCAAGGATCCCATCCTCGGACTGATTAACCTCGCGCGCCTGCGCAAGGTGCCGTTGCGCCAGCAGTACAACGAAAGCGGCGTCGACGTCGATTGGAACACCGTGGCCTACGTCGAAAAAACGGTGGAGGCCTACAAGAAGCGCTTTAACCTCTACGATTTTACCGACATGCTCGACATCTTCGTCGCCGAAGGTGAACGGTTTTGCCCGAAGTTTGAGCTGACCTTCCTCGACGAAGCGCAGGATCTCAGCCCCCTGCAGTGGGACATCGCCCACCTGCTCGACGCCAAGTCAAAGCGTATGTATGCAGCCGGTGACGACGATCAGGCGATCTACAGATGGGCCGGGGCAGACGTCGACCACTTCATCAACCTGCCGGGCGGAGCAGAAACCCTGTCGCAGTCCTACCGCGTGCCGAGCGCCGTGCACCATGTCGCCGAAGCCGTCGTGCGCCGCATAGCGCGCAGGTTCCCAAAGCGTTACGAGCCAAAGGACGAGCGTGGCCATGTCGCGCGAATTACTACTATTTCATCGCTCGACATGTCTCAAGACACGTGGCTCATCTTGGCACAGGCCGGATACATGCTTCAGCCCGTCGCGTCAGAGCTCAAGTCTCTCGGCCTCCTCTTCGACTATCGCGGCCACCGGTCCATCCCAGAGCGCACGGCCGACGCCGTCAACGGATGGGAACAGCTCCGCAAGGGGCGAGAAGTCACAGGCAAGACAGCGCGCGTCATCTACAGCTTTATGTCGATCGGAGACCGCGTTGAACGGGGCTTCAAAAAGCTGCCCGGCGTTGAGGACACAGACTTCGTCACCCTCAATCAACTGACCGCGCGCCACGGCCTACGGGCCACCCAAGACATGATCTGGTCCGCGGCCATGGACCGGTTGCCGGAGTCCGACCGGGCTTACATCACCGCGCTTCTGCGCCGCGGCGAGAAGTTCAACAAAACGCCGCGTATTACGCTGTCCACGATCCACGGCGCCAAGGGCGGCGAGGCGGACAACGTCGTCCTGTTCACAGACATCAGCGCGGCCGCCGCCTCCGAGATGGCAAAAAACCCCGACGACATGCACCGCGTCTTTTACGTCGGTGTTACCCGCACAAAACAAAAGCTGTTCATCGTGGAGCCCGAGAATGCAGACAGATGCTACGACCTTTACGTTTGAGTCCGACCGAATGTGGGATTGGGCCGTCGGCATGGCACAGCACGTTGCTAAGCTGAGCAAAGACCCGAGTACCCAAGTCGGCGCCGTCATCTTCGACAACAAGCGCCGCCTCGTATCGGCCGGATACAACGGCCTGCCGCGCGGCGTTCACGACAACGAAACGCGGCTCGCGGACCGCGAGACGAAGTACAAGATGATCCTGCACGCCGAGCGCAACGCGATGGCCTTCGCAACGGCTCCGCTTGAGGGGGCAACGCTGTTTTGCACGCATCCATGCTGCACGCAGTGCGCGTCTCAGATCATTCAGATGGGGATTGCGCATGTATGCTGGCCGACGCCGGATCCTGCCTTCGTCGAGCGGTGGTCGAACGATATGACGTTGTCCATGGAGATGTTCATCGAAGCTGGGGTGACGGTTCATGTCAGGTGAGGGAAAGAAGTTCGACACAGGCAAGCCCCGGATGGATCTGATCCCGCCGGAGCTTTTGGAAGCGGTGGCGCATGTTCTTGCGTTCGGCGCTGAAAAATACAACGAGCGAAACTGGGAGCTCGGAATGGATTGGGGACGCGTTTACGCGGCCATGATGCGGCACATGCTGGCGTGGTGGAGCGGCGAGGACAAGGACCCCGAGACCGGAATGTCGCATCTCTGGCACGCAGGATGCGGCATCGCTTTTCTGATTGCGTTCGAGCGGCGCGGGATTGGCAACGACAACAGAAATAAGGAGGCCGTCTATGGCGCTGCAAATGGCAATGTTCGCACCGAAGAGTGAGTGGATCCCCCCGCTTGAGCTGCCCGACCTGTCGGACGCGAAGAAGATCGCGATCGACGTCGAAACGCGCGACCCCAACATGAAAAGTAACGGCCCCGGCTGGCCAACCAAGGACGGCGAGGTGGTGGGCTACGCCATCGCCGTCGACGATTGGAAGGGCTATATCCCGGTCCGTCATTTCGGCGGCGGAAATCTTGACGAGAAGGTCGTCAATCGCTGGCTCAAGAAGGTTTTCGAGAGCCCGGCCGACAAGATCATGCACAACGCCCAGTACGACCTTGGCTGGATCAAGGCCATGGGCTTCAACGTCAACGGCCGCATCATCGACACGATGGTCATCGCGTCCCTGCTCGACGAGAACCGTTTCAGCTACAGCCTCAACGCGCTGGCCTACGACCACCTCAACAAGACAAAATCTGAAAAGCTATTGGTGGAAGCTGCTCGGGAGTTCGGCGTCGATCCGAAGGCCGAGATGTGGAAACTACCCGCCATGTACGTCGGGCCCTACGCCGAGGTCGATGCCGAGATCACGCTTGAGCTCTGGAATTACTTTTCCGTTAAGCTGGGGCAGGAAGACCTCTGGCCGATTGCCAACCTTGAGCTCGACCTGCTTCCGTGCCTTGTCGACATGACGATGCGCGGCGTCCGGGTGGACACGGACCGCGCCCAACGGACCAAGGATACGATCCTCAAGCGCGAGAAAGCCGTCTTAGCCGAAATCCGTCGAATCGTGGGCCACGACGTGGAAATCTGGGCCGCGCAATCTCTGGCCAAAGCCTTCGACGAAATCGGCATTTTCTACCCGAAGACCGACAAAGGGGCGCCGTCGTTTACAAAGCTCTTCCTGCAGGAAAACGATCACCCGCTCGCCAAACTGATTGTCGATGCGCGAAACCTCAACAAAACCTCCGGCACGTTCATCGACTCAATTCTGAAGCACTGCCACGCCGACGGCCGCATCCACGGCCACATCAACCAGATCCGATCTGACGACGGGGGAACCGTCTCAGGCCGCATCTCGATGTCCAACCCTAACCTCCAGCAGATCCCGGCCCGCGACCCGGAGATCGGACCGATGATCCGATCGCTTTTCCTGCCAGAGGAGGGGGACCAGTGGGCGTCGATCGACTTCTCGCAGCAGGAACCGCGGATCTTGGTTCACTACGCGCACATCTACGGCCAATCACGTGGCATCCCGCTCGAGGGTGCGGCTGAGTTCGTGAGGGCCTACAACGAAGATCCGAAAACGGATTTCCATACGATGGTGGCCGAGATGGCCAACATTCCGCGGAAACAGGCCAAGACGATCAATCTGGGCGCCATGTACGGCATGGGGGTGGGCAAGCTGGCGGAACAGCTTGATCTGCCCATGGAGGACGCTAAAGCGCTGCTGAAGCAATATCACGACCGCGTGCCGTTCGTGAAAGGCCTCACCAACGGCGTGATGAACCGGCTGAACGAGAGGTCGTCACAGGGGCGCCTGCGGTCGCTTTACGGCCGGGCGCTGCGCTTTGACATGTGGGAGCCGGAAGGCTTTGAGATGAACAAGGCGCTGCCTTACAAGGAGGCGATCGACACCTATGGCCCCACGACCCGGCTTCGTCGCGCTTACACCTACAAAGCGTTGAACCGGCTGATCCAAGCCTCTGCGGCGGACATGACCAAGAAGGCGATGGTGGACCTTTACAAGATGGGCAAGCTGCCCATGCTGCAGATCCATGACGAATTGGCAATGTCGGTAAAGACCCTCGAGGAGGCTCGGGAGATTTCCCGAGTCATGGCTACGGCGATCCCGCTCGAAGTGCCCAGCCGGTGCGACATTGACATTGGCCCGTCGTGGGGGGAAGCTAAAGAGACCGCCTTGCCATAGGCGTCTGCTCCAACTGGCCCCGCTTCGGCGGGGCTTTTTCCTTGCATATTATCCCATATTATCGTAGACGTTGTGCGACTTTGGAGACTTTATCATGGACACAACCCGCTGGAAGAGCATCCTCGTGCCGAGAGAGCTTTACCTAGACGTCAAAGAGAGCGCAAAGCGCGAAGGCCGCACAATCAGCGGCCAGCTCTGCTACGCCTACGAGCAGTTCAAAGGCAAACCGTTGTCCGCTCCGGCCCGGCAAAAGAAAAAGCTCGTCGAAGACGAGTAGAGGGTCAAAAAACCTCTTGCATTTTACGGGATAGTATGCGATAAACCGTCCCGTGGTAGTAGCTGACCACCTCCATGTTGAGAAGAACCCCGGACGATGTAAAAATTTCGTCCGGGGTTTCTTTTTGTTTGACATTATCGCATATGGTCGCATATGATCGTAATATGTCGAACAACGGAGTAGGACATGACCGACCGCCTGTATCTCAACGCAGAAGACACCGCCACCCGCCTCAAAATATCACCGCCAACCCTGTATCGGTGGGTCAAAACTAAAAAATTCCCCAAAGGAGAACACGTCCAACGAACCGGTATGCCCGGACCGCGGACCACGAGCCTTTGGGACAGCCGCGTCGTCGACCAGTGGGCCATCGATAACGGGATCCAAATCCGGATCGACCCAACCCTGCCAGATCGCGAATACCTCAACCTCGTCGACGACAAACCCTACGTCGGGCAAATGCGCCTCGCGGCCTATGCCGTCGGCGTAGGCGCCATCGCATCGCTCCTCTATTCGTGGATCTACTGACATGAAAACCGTCAGGATGCCGTCTAACCAGAAAGAAATGGACCTGTTCCTCGACGACGTCTTCCGCGTCGTCCTCGGCCGCCAGCGCAAAGAATTCCGAGAAGAACAACTCAAACTCCCCCTCGGAAGCGGTAAGCCGCACTTCAAAATCGTGGAGACCGAGTGATGGAGCTCGTGTCGATCTTCACCAAAAACCTGCGGCACTACCTCAAAGAGCACGAAGAGCACGGCCGAACCTTCACCGACATCTGCCGCGAGGCACCCTTCCCAAAAGGAACCCTCGGAACGCTGACCTCGGGCCGCGTCGATAACCCAACATACAACACCGCCTATAAGCTGGCGCAGGCGATGTGGGTGCCAATGGAGGCGTTCGCCGTCAGAACAGCCGCGGCCCGCGAAACACACTGCCGGGCCATCCGAGCCAGACACAAAGAAAACCGCCTGATCCAAAACATCTACTCAAAAGCCGACGAAGGGAAAAATTAATGTCCGAGAAATCAATCACCCTCACCCTGTCCCTCCCAGACGCCCGGACTGTCCTCGACTGCATCGACGGGGACATGGACCTGAGCACCCATAATCAACCCTGCTATCAAGACGTCGGAGAAATGTCCCACAACCTGCGACGCGCTGAAGTACGGGAGAGACTGCTTGCGCTGATAAAGGGAGCCGCCGCTTGTGAGGAGGCCACGTGATGCGCTGGCTGTTTATCTGGATGAACGATGAGCTCAACCTAGCCTACGAGGTCTATTCCTGCCCAACCAAGCTTGAGGCCGCGCTGCGGTTCAAGGCTGACCACCCTGACGACTTCGCCTTCGCAGTGATAGGCGGAGAGGACTTTGGCGTAGAGGAGTTTCACGCATGACCAACTACAAACCCTGCCCAGAGTGCAAGGGCCAAGGTTCGGTGCTCTACGAGCGCGTCCACAGCCACAACGTTGGCCGCGACGTGGGCTTCATCGAGGAGTACGAGGACACCTGCGAAAACTGCGGCGGCACAGGCCAGATCGAGGACGATGGATACGACGAAGAGGAGGACGAGGAGTGACTGACTGGAATTTCAACATGGACGAGGCCCCTCGGGGGCGGACGAATATTGTCACACGACAGATCGGAAAGAACGTCGTCGTGGGCGAGGAGTTTATCTCTGACCAGATCATCGCGGCCGGGAACGACCGCGTGGTGACGCTGAGCCGCTGGCTGCCTAAGGAGGGGCGCTGGAGCATGTTCACCAAGGACACCCCGCCCGTGGCGTGGAAGCCTTGGCCCAAGCATCCGCAGGACGAGGCCGACGAGGCCGCTGCAACGGCATTTTGGAGGAAGGCAGATGGCTAAGTGGGAACTGGACTGCACAGCCGAGAACCAAGGTCCGAGGCCCGGGGAAATCCGCGCGGTAAACTACGTGGACGGTGAGACAGTGCCTGTCGATGCCTTCGGAAACAAGGGCAACCCCATCGCTTTGTTCAAGCACCGCATCGAGCAGTTCTTTGACGGCACTTGGACACCAATCAAGGTCTACCATGAAGAGGGCGACGTGCTGCGGGAGGTGAAGCAATGATGTTCTGGCGCAAGGAACCAAAGACCATGCCGCACCGCGACGTGAATGCGGAGGCGGCACTGGGCATCAGCAACGCGGCGCAGGTGCTGCCACCCAAGAGGTTCATGGATTTGGTTTACTACACCATTCTGATGAACCGGCAGATCAGCACCGAGGACATCGACGCGCTGGCCAATCGGCTGTCGCGGGCGGCTTGGGAGAGGGGGCGGAGATGAGTGAACAAGTCAAAATCAAAAGCCTTGTCTGGCGGGATGTAACAATACCAGAAGGCGCAACTGGCGGCCTATGGCTCGTTGCATACAGCATCGTCGGCACATACGAACTGCACCGCTTTGACGACAAGGTTGGCGTGTATCTTGGGATGCCCGGCGGCATTGCGTTGGACCAATATGTTGACGTTCTGTCAGCCACCGATGCCGCTCAGGCGAACTTTGAGAAGAAGGTCAGGAGTGTTTTGATATGATCGACATGACCAACAACCGAGTGCCGTATGGCCTGCTGACCGACGCGGAAAAGGCTGCGCTGCATGAGCATGAGAAGGCGGGCGGGGAGTTTATTTTTATTGATCCAGTTCACGTTGATACTGTCTGGCCATGCAAAACTCCAAGCTGGCTAGACGGGGTAATATACCGCACCGTCCCCCTGCCCAAGACCCAAGACGTGATCGCATGGGATTGGCTGCCTGCGTGGGCGGAGTGGGTGGCGCGGGATATGAATGGCTCTGCATTCGCCTACGACGAAGAACCTGAGTGCCGTGGCGATAAGTGGGTGTTTGGGGGTTCTGAATGCACACGCATCGACTACTGGCCCGGCATCGTGCGGATCGGGACGTGTGATTGGCGAGACAGCAAGCAGCGGAGGCCGAGATGATCGGAAACATAAAGATCGCATGGCCCCCGGAGTATGCTTGGCGCTGCCACCTCGTTCCCGGCGTCGTGTATCACCTTGAGGAGGGCCGACAGCCCAACGCCTTCAACCGCCTCATGCAGCGCCTGTGCTTTGGCGTCAGGTGGGAACGGATTAAGGAGAAGAAGAGATGAAAGAACTGACAAGCGAAGCCCAACAGGGCGCGATCCACCTGAAGTGGGGCTTCTTGCCTGTGTTTATGGTCCGCATGGCGGTGCCAGCCTACGCGCCGGGGACTTGGAAGTGGGGTCGCTGGCGTTATGCGCGGTTGGCCGAGGTGGTCGATCTGAATTCAAAACTCAGGGGAGCATGGAGGGACTGATGACCCACTTTCACCCAGACTACGGCCTGACGGACGAGCTTCGCCTAGCCGCCGTCCAAGACGCTGAGATCATAGGCGTGAAGCAATCCGCCGCGCTGCACCGCGTCTCTGTGCCGAGCATTTACAAGTGGCGGAAGGTATTTGAGGGAGGAAAGGGATGACTGACGAAGAACTGGTAAAGGCGCTGCGTGATTTTGCGCAGGATGCATACGATGACCTAGCCGCCGACCGCATCGAAGCCCTGACCGCCGAGCGTGACGATCACTGGAAGTCGTTTGTGCATTGGCGGAAAGAAGCGGATGCCCTGACCGAGCAACTCGAAGCCGCCCGTGCTGACGCCAAGGAGGCCGAGGCTTATGCGGAGGAGTTGG